GGCGGGTAGGCGCTTCGCGCCTACCCCCTCCACTCGCAAGCGTCTTGTGCAGATGCTTGGGGTTCCCTCTACCGGGACATGGCTGGGGTACTTCCTGCAGGTAGCGTTCGAGATGGCAATTTTGTTCGCCATTTTCTCGTTCGTAATTCCTGTGGACGTTTCGGTGTTCTAGAGTACTCGTACGCCCTTCAATCGAAAGGTTACGATGAAAAGACTGACGAGTCTCTGGCAGGTCCAAGCTGAAGAGCTTGGTCGTTGGTGCAGCGTAGATCCATCGAGGGATTGCACTACCCTTGAGGATAGAGTTGAGCACGAGGGGTTTTCGTTCTTGACGATCACCCTACCTAGCTTCTCGAGCGACTTCGAAAAAGCGCTCGACCAGCAACGGGTAACTCCTGACCTCTTCGCCGGCTTTCGCCGACAAAAGGGGTCGTGTCTCCCTGCGTTTTTGCAGGGTTTCACAGGTCTCGTATTTGATTCTGGCACTGGAATTATCAAGAGTAGTCCAGACGCCACGGCTGTTTTTGCCGTGCGTCAGCTCTGCCAACTCTTCAAGAAAGTTGAGCTGGAGTGCACCGAACAGCGTAATGCTGCCGCCGTGCAGGACTACCTCGCATGTGAAGACACGCTGAAGGAGGCGGATAGGGACCCAAAATTTCTGGATCCTAATTTCCGTCGTTTCTTCGCAACACTCTATGGACCGGTTTTGGACCGGCTGGAACGAAACGTTTCTAGCTTCGATCTGCAGCCGAAACATGGACCTGGCAAGACCGCTGATCGCCTTGAAGGTAATCAGAAGTACTGTCAGACTCATTGGCCTGAAAGGCTTGAGTCGGTATTCCCTTTTGGGGAGTACGTGTTGCCGAGCTGGCGGCATTATGCCGAATACCAGCCCGAGTACGTGTCGCCCAAGGACGAGCTACCTGTAAAGGTCACGCTCGTTCCTAAAACGCAAAAAGCGCCGCGCATCATCGCCGTAGAACCTACGGCAATGCAATACGCGCAACAAGCTGTCATGACGTCACTTGTCCCCCTTCTTGAGAGGGATGAGATCGTCGGACCGATGCTCGGCTTCACCGATGCTGAACCAAATCAGCGTATGGCGAAGCAGGGCTCGATCGCGCGAAACCTCGCGACCTTAGATCTTAAGGAAGCAAGCGATCGTGTTCTGAATAGCTTAGTTCTTTTCCTGTTCGAGTGGTGGCCAAACGTAAGTGAGGCTCTCCAAGCTAGCAGGTCCAGGACTGCGCTCCTGCCCGACGGGACAAAAATCCGTTTGAGCAAGTTTGCGTCTATGGGCTCCGCCCTTTGCTTCCCTGTTGAGAGTATGGTCTTTTTGGCCGTCACCCTCTATGGGATCGCTGGACATGTGCGAAACAGGCCGCGGAACGCTCTAAAGGCGTTTCACGGTAGTGTCCGGGTATTCGGTGACGATATTATCGCACCGAACCACCTAGCTGCTCGCGTGATTGAGACCCTGGAGAGTTTTCACTTCAAGGTCAATACCACTAAGTCCTTCGCTCACGGATATTTCCGTGAAAGCTGTGGGGCAGATTGGTTCCAGGGGAAGCCCGTCAAGCCTATTAGGCTCAAAAGGCTCCTGCCTGGGTCGCGCGCGGACGTAGAAGAGCTGATCGGCGCCGTTGCCTTCATGAACTCGTGCTATGCACGTGGTTTGTGGGACACGGCGGCGTGGATGCTAATGGTTTTGGCCGATTGTATTGGGCCATTGCCAAAAGTTGATCCTAGCTCTCAAGCGCTAGGGCGCCACTTTGGTATTCCTTCTGGGAAACTACGGTGGAACCCGAATCTCCATAGAACCGAGGTAAAGGCCTTGGTCCCTAAGAGTAAGTCCCCCGAGTGTGAGATCTCGGAGGTCTGGGCGCTTCGGAAGACGCTCGCTCATGACTGGAGTGATCCAGCCTACAAAGAGCATCTTCTCTATTCCGGACGACCTCACGCCGTCAACCTAAAGCGTGAGTGGGTTCCCACTGGGGCTTGACCCCGGTGGGCTCTCGGGCATTTGCCCGGGAGGGAGAAATCCATGTGCGAGGTACTATGAACTTACGTTCATAGCAGTGC